TTTACTGGATTACAAATAAATATTTATTTGAAATAACTTGTATAACTCTTCCCTCAATCTTCAAATATACTTGCATATCCTTAGTTATTAAAATATCCTCATATTCTGGATTATCACTTTTTAACATAATGATTTTACTTTTATCATCTATAACAATTCTTTTTATAAAACTTTCATCATTAAAAGTTACTACATATATTTTATTTTTTAAATAATCTATATTATCTGGATCAACTAAGGCATAATCTCCATCTTCCAAAGTAGGTTCCATACTATTTCCATTTATTTCAACTAAAAAACTTCTGTCAGAAAAATCTCCTTTTTTAATTGGAAAATAATAAATTTCTTGGTCTAAATTTATATATCCATTTCCAGCAGAAGCCTTGCCATAAACTGGTAGTATAACAGTATTTACTTTCTGTTCTTCCATATTAAAGGTACTACCTTTTAAACTTTCTGGCATAATTTCATCAAGATAGGCTTTTTCAAATTGTTTTTTGTATAACGGATATACTTTTATAAATTTTTCTAAATTATCTTTGTTAATAGGTCTTATTCCCTTTTCAATTTTATCAATATAAGTAAAAACGATTTCAGTTTTTTCTGCTAATCTTTGTAAACTATCACCATTTTTTAATCTAATTTCTTTTAAAATTTTTCCAAAATTCATAGCAAACTCCTTTCATTTTCAACATTTTATAATATTTTTGAAAAAAAGTAAAATTTTTGTTGACTTTTTAACACATTTGTATTATACTATTATCAAGAAGAAAAAGAAAATTTTTTGCAGATTATTTAACACATTTGTATTAAATTAAAAAGGAGAGATAAGATGAAAGATTTATATTTTTTAGATGGGACTGTAAGAAGAGAATCTAAATAAATTATACAAAGGAATGACTAAATAAGGGGGATAAATATGAAATTATCAGAAGCATTTGAAAGATTAGATAATGAAGCATTTAACATAAACTATAACTTTAATTCTCAATACTGGGAATTAGTTATATTTACTCAAGATTATGATATAAAAGCTGAATACAAAGGAAAATTCTTAGCTGATGTATTAAAAGAACATTTTAAAGAAAAAATAGATTTAAAAGCTTCTTTAGAAGCATATTACCAAGATGGATATAGAAATTTAAGCTTAAATTATGATAATACAGACTATTCTGATAATTTCATAACATTGAGTTTAAATGATAGATATGAAGATCAGCACGAAAGAACTTCTATTTTAAAAGATATAAATGATTTAGTGAATAAACTAGAAAACTTAAATAGCTTATTTACAGATTATGAAGTTGAATTAACTGAAATATTTAAGGAGGCTAGAGTGTATGGCTTATATAGATAAAACTATAGGAGAAACTTTAATTAAAAGAATGTATAAATCAGTTAGAGAATCAATTAAAAATTTAGATAAATTAATAGAAGAAAATAACATTGCTGGTTATAACACTTCTTATTTAAGAGGTGTTAAAAACGGAAAAATTGAATTGTTAAAAGAAATGGTTATTGAAATTAGAGAATTGGAGGAGGAATAAAAATGTTAAAAGGAACTATTTTAGATAAATACTGGGATAGAGTTGAATTAAAAGGGCTTTCATTAAAGAGAGCCTTAGCAATAAAACAAGTTTTAGAACTTTGGGAGGGGAATATTGAATGATGATAAAAGAGAATTATGCTGCAGCTTCTATCAAGGAAGTTTTAAAATATAAATTAAATTGGTTGTATAAAATTTATTGTAAGTATGTTGAATTATACGATTTTAGCGATTTAATCTAGGAGGAAAAAATGAATATATATGAAAAGTTATTAAAAGCACAAGTTGAGTTAAAAGCACCTAAGGGGCAATATAACAGTTTTGGAAAATATAAGTATAGAAGTTGTGAGGATATCCTTGAAGCTTTAAAACCTGTGTTAGAAAAGTTAAAACTAGCATTATTTATAAGTGATGAAATAGTTGAGGTTGGTGGAAGTTATAAAGTAAGTAAAAAAGATGAAACTGTTGAAAGTGAAGGAAGAAAATATGTAAAAGCTACAATTACACTTATAAATATAGAAAAGACTGACGAGCAAATACAAACATCAGCACTTGCAAGAGAAGAAGAAACAAAAAAGGGACAAGATGGTTCACAAATTACAGGGACTAGTTCAAGTTATGCTAGAAAATACGCTTTGAATGGATTGTTCTTAATAGATGACACAAAAGATAATGATACATCTGATTCTAAAATAGAAAGAGGTAATCGTGCTGAGGAAGAGAGAAAAAAAGTTGAGGAATATCTTAATAGCAGACCTGGAATGATTGAAAGATTAACTGAATATGTTACAGGGGAAAAATTAAAGAAAACTTTAGAACATTTTAAAGTTGAGGGATTCTGGCAAATGAGTGATGAACAATTAAAAGAAGCTTGTCAAAAGATATTTAAAAAATAGGAGGGAAGAAAATGAAATTTTATGATGTAGCAAAAGATTATATTGAAAGAATGGAATATTTAGAACAAGGTATCAATGCAGAAACAGGAGAAATGACAGATAATTCAAATCAATTAGCAATATGGACTGAGGAGCTAACACAAGATTTAAAAGATAAATCAGCAAATGTAATAGCAGTTGTCAGAAATCAAGAGCTTACTATTGAAGCTCTTGATACTGAAATTAAAAGACTACAAGGTATGAAAGATAATTTAAAAAAGAATTTAGATAAGTTTAAAACTTATATTAAGAGTGCAATGCTAGTAAATGGCATTGAAAAAATAGAAACTACACTAGGAAATATTAAATTTACTAAGTCTACAAGTACTGAAATCTATGATGAAAGTTTGATAGACAAGAAATTTATAGAAGTTGTGACAACTGAAAAAATATCTAAGGAAAAGATTAAGGCTGCTTTAAAAGCTGGGGAAGAAGTTCAAGGAGCAAGACTTGTAGAAAATAAAAATTTAAAAATAGGATAGGTGATTTTAATGAATATAGTTATTTTAAAAGGTAGATTATCAAGAGATATTAATTTACATTTTAGCAACCAAGGAACAGCTTATACAAATTTTACTGTCGCAGTAAACAGATATAGCAAAGATAATAATGCTAGTGCAGATTTTATATACTGCACAGCATTTGGAAAGACAGCACAATTTATAGCTGATTACTTTAGAAAAGGGCAAGAGATTTTGTTAAGAGGAAATATAAAAACAGAAACTTTTGAAAAAGAAGGATCTAAAGTTTATAAACAAAGTGTATTTGTGGAAGCAGTAGAGTTCGTAGGAAGTAAAAAAGAAAATGTAGAAAATACAGAAACTAAGGAAGAGGCACAAGATAATGAAGAGTTTCCTTGGTAAAAATAAAAGATAGGAGTTAATTAAATGGAGAAATTAGGATACACAAGACAAACACAAAAATTAATATATTGGCTTTTAGATGATTTTGCTAACTTTTGGCAAGGAAATAATCCAGGAGCGAAGCCAAGCTTTATAGAACTAGCTTACACTAAAGAAGTTTTAAAAAGCGAGTTTGTAAAAGTCTACAATGGTTTTGATACTGTTAAAAATGCTCAGGCATTCCTAATTTCTTCTTTAATGAACAAGGATAATCTAACAGTAGATGAACTTACAGAAAACGTTTTAAAGGCATTACAGAGCTTAGCAATTCAAAATGGAGGCTTTAGCTTATCATTGAATGCCTTAACACAAAAACAAGCTAATGACTTTGTTAAATGGTTATTTGAAATGGCTATCTATTGGGAGATTCCTTTAAGGCAAGAGATAAGAGATTTGTTTGCTGAGGATTATCAAGATACTTTTATATGGGTAACACTTAAAAAGAAAATATGTTGTATCTGTGGTAAACCAGGAGAGTTACAACATTTTGACAGAGTTGGAACAAGTGGATATAAAAGTGATACAGGGCTAAATTATAGAGTGATGTGCTTATGTAGAGAACATCACGATGAAGCTGATAATTGTATTTCAAGAATTGATTTTGTTAAGAAATATCACTTGAATGGAATCTATCTAAATTCTGAACAAGTGAAAGAATTGAAAGGAATATATAAAGGACACTTTCAAGCATTTAAGGAGGAGAAATGAATTTAGATAAAAAATATATAGACAAATTTTTAAAAATTATGGAACTATCTATCAAAAAAAATATACCAGGTAAAAGAGATATTTTTATAAATTTTTATGGAAATATTGGAGTATTTAATATAAGAATTTATAAAAATGGTTGGAATGAAAATAAAATAGAAGATTTTAGAGATGATGGAATTTGTTTAGATGATCGATTTATAGTTGATGAAGATCATAAAAAATATTTAGATGAAAAATTAGATAACATTATAAAAATAATTGAAGAATTATAAGAAATAACGACTATTTCCAAAATTAAAACAGTAGTAAAAATCTAAAGTTAAACACTTTGCCGACGTCAGGAAGATGTTGAAAGTATGAAAAATAGGAGGAGAAAATGATTAAAATAATAAAAAATAGTGAAATAAATAAAACAACAAGATATAGATTTTATGCAACTAGATGTAATTCTTGTAACGAAACTAGTAATGTAAATGTATTAGAAGTTATGGAAGATAACTCTAATACAAGAACACTAATCAGTATTTGTGATAAATGCTTACAAGAACTAAAAAAGAAAATAGAATCTTTGGAGGATGAAGATGAGAGAGATTAAATTTAGAGCTTGGGTAAAAGAAAAAAAAGCAATATTTGAAGTTATTTTAATTGATTATGTAACTA